GAGTTTGCAAATACTGATATTTATCTGGAGGGTGGAACAGAAAGAAGCAGAGAATTTTTTTACAAGTGGTTTGAAAAGATCAAACTTTGGAAGCTTAAAGATCAATACTTCCGCGAGTATTACAGAAGTGGCAATATTTTTTATTACAGAATCGATGGCAAATTTAACGCCGAAGATTTTAGACTCTTGTCCGGCTTTAGCGAAAATGGGATCAAGAATAACAAAGTTCCACTTCGTTATATTTTGCTTAATCCTTACGAAGTAGTAACCACAATCTCCAGTTCTTTTGCGGATGCGGTTTACGAAAAGATTCTCTCGGAGTATGAACTTGAGAGACTGAAAAATCCAAAAGACGATGCAGACTTAGAGCTTTTGAATGGTCTTGATCCAGATACAAGAGAAAAAATTAAAACCAAACAATATTTTAGAGACGGTCTAAAGATCAAATTAGATCCAAAGTTTTTAACTTATTCTTTTTATAAAAAACAGGATTACGAGCCTTTCGCTATTCCGTTTTGCTACCCTGTTTTAGAAGACGTTAACGCTAAAATTGAACTGAAGAGAATTGATCAAGCTATTGCCCGCACTGTTGAGAATGTTATTCTGCTAATCACAATGGGCTCGGACCCAGACAAAGGCGGCATCAATCCAGCCAATATGACTGCGATGCAAAGCCTTTTCATGAACGAGAGCGTTGGCCGCGTATTGGTTTCCGACTACACAACCAAAGCAGAATTCGTCATTCCTGATCTTAAGAAAGTCGTTGGCGAAGAAAAATATAAAGTGCTAGATAGAGATATCAAAGAAGGCTTGATGAACGTTATGCTTGGAGAGGAAAAGTACAATGGAGCAAATGCGAAAATCAGCTTCTTCATGGAGAGGCTCAAAGAATCTCGCAATGCATTCTTAAATGATATTCTTCAGCCAGAGATAGTAAGAATTTCTAAAGATCTTGGCTTTCGCGCATATCCAACAGCAAAGTTTACTGAGATTGACCTGAAGAATGAAACAGAATATATGAGAACGATCAGCAGAATGATCGAAATCGGAGTTCTGTCTCCAGAGCAAGGCATCGAATCTATTAGAACTGGCAAGTTGCCAAGTGCGGACGAACTCGCGCCCGCGCAGGATGCTCTTTTCGAGCAGCGCAAAAAGGGCCATTACAATCCAATTGTTGGCGGCATTCCAGTTATCGAGGAGTTTGTCGGCGCTCCAACAGGCGCTCCTACAAATTCAACTGCTGGAAGACCAGCGGTCGCCAAAGCTTCAAGAAAAGATATTCAGTCTACAGTATATGAGATTGATACATTCATGAAATCCGCAGTATCTTTTGCAGCGGAAAGATTCAAAGTAGAAAAATTAAACGAGCAGCAGAATGAAAGCGTAACTCAGCTATGCAAGAAGATTGTCGCATCTAGCAACAGAAAAGACTGGGTTTTTAATTTGCAGAAATGTTTTAATGATATGGACCATATTGAAACGCTTTCGCCTATGCAAGAAATCTTGGACACTGCGGAAGAATATGCGCTAGAGGAATATTCTGCGGCTATTTTCTACCATTCTGCTGTAAAGTAACTCATGGCCTATAAGTATAAAACGACTTTAGACTTGACATCTTTTGCTTGTTACCCATTTGGGCACGAAAAATTTCAAGTTTCCAAAGCGTCTCTGGACGAGCTTAAGAAGCTTTCTCCCAAAATCGATTTTGAGGAAAATCCTGACTTGCTTGGCGTTTCATTCAATTTGGCTGTTCCCAATATGATTAATTCAAATGGGGATGGAATTTCTGGAGCTACAGCCTCAAAGATTGCGAAGCGCTTCCTTAATAAATATCTTAATATAGAACATAATAAAGAGCGAGTTGTTGGTCACATCACTAATGTCTCATTTAATAAAATGGGCACCAATGAATTTATGACAGAAACAGAAGCGGGCCAAACACTCGACCCATTTTATCTTTCTGTTGCTGGTGTTGTTTACAAGACTGTTGATAAAAAATTTGCAGAACTGATGCTCCGAAATTCTGATCCTAAAGACACTTTCCATAATTCTATTTCCGCAAGTTGGGAAATTGGGTTTAGCAAGTACTTTTTAGCTCTTGGAAGCTCCTATTTAAAAGAGGCCGATATTATCACTGATCCAGAAAAGATCAATGAATATATGCCTTATTTAAAATCAAAAGGAGGCTCCGGTAAGACGAAAGATGGAACTCCTATTCACAGATTAATCGTTGGCGATATTTATCCACTCGGTGGTGGATTCACAACAAATCCAGCAGCGCAAGTCAATGGCGTTGTTGCATTTGACCAAACTCCTATGATTTCAATTGAAGACGAAAAACAAGAGGAGAACAACGAAGAAAACGAAGAAACTCTTAATGCAAAATGCTTTGAGGAAGTTCAAGCTTTTACATCGAATAAAAAATCAAATTCCATTTTAGATATAAAAAATGTAAAAACTATAAACCATATGGACTTAGAAAAACTTATCGCAGAATTAAAGTCTGCTCTTCTGGAGAAGAAGTTTGGTGAAGAGGCTGTCGCTTCAATGACCAATCATTTTGCTGAAGCCATCAAACAGAAAGACGCAGAGTACCGCGAGTCTATCGCCGCAGAGAAAGAAGCTAAAGAAAAAGCTCAAAAACTGTACGACGAGACAATCGCTTCCGTAGAACAAATCAAGTCAGAGCTTTCAAAAGCTCAAGCAGAGCTTAACGAGATCAAAACTGCCAAAGCTCAAGAAGAGGCAGTTGCTCGCGTTAATTCTCGCGTTGCAGAGCTTGATGCTGCGTATGAACTTTCAGACGATGACCGCAAGGTTGTAATCGGTGAAGTTCAAGCTCTTGACGTAGCAGAAGAGGCTTTCGCTTCTTACAAAGAGAAGTTCGCGCTCGTTTGGAAGCATAAGAACAAAGACTTCATCAAAGCTCAAGCCGAGGAAATCGAGAAGAAGATCGCTGAACAAGTTGAGGCTCGCCTCAAAGAAGTTAGCAAAGCTTCCGCTACTACCGAAGTCAAAGCAGAAGACAAGCAGGCTAATATTGAAGCTGCGCTGGAAAATGCAAAAGCTACCAATACTGCCCCAGAGAGCAAAGTCTCTGTCGAAAAATCTTTACGTGAGAAATTCGCTCAAGCGTTTTCCCGTGAAAATATTAGCGTAAGCTATTCTAAATAATAAAAATTAACTGTAAACAACACTAAAGGAACATAATATGGCTATCCGTCTCCTACCATTTCGTCAATATGACGATCATGATGTAGTAAACATGTATGCTCTCGTTGACGCTGGCGTCAATGAGAACGTAACCGGCGTTGGAACTGGTGACGCAGGCGTTTTCGTTAAAGTTTCCGCTGGTAACTTTGACCTTGACCCTGTTTCATACGCTTCTGACTCTTATCTCGGCAAAACCGACTTCCCATTTGTCGGTGCTAACCAATACCCCAAGGTAAACCTCAAGGTAACACCCGCCGCTTCTGGCGACCTTACCAACTGCCTTGGCCTCACCCTCCGTCAGACTGCAAAGTTTGACGAAAACGGTGAAAAGCTTCTCTATTATCGTCAGAAAGCTGAAGAGCTTATGTGCGTACTGCCCGGCCAAGCCGTTCCAGTCGCTACTCGCGGCATCTTCTCACTTTCCAAAGACGCTATCGATGGCACCCTCACTGTAGGCTCTGGCTTCAAGCTTTCCGCTAACGGCGGCAAGATCACTGGCTGCGCCCACAACGATGATGGTAAACTCGGTCTCGTTCTTGGCACTGGCTCACGCTCCAACCTCACCAGCAATGCCGACCAGTTCTCTGGCGTATTCGCTGTCGTTGGCCTCCGCATGTAATAGAAAGGAACCTACTTAAATGAAAATCACACTAAAGCGCACTCCAGAACAAATTGAGCTTGTAAAAGCAATGGCTAGCCGTAATCGCACCGTTGCTTATGACGCTCAAGTCGCACTCGCTGAATTCATTGGTCCCGTTCTCGCAGAGGTAGTAAACAATGCTCCTACACTGAGCAATCTGTTCACCAGCCTGCCATTCAACGCCGACGATAATCCCAGCATTCCTCTCGACCTCTACTACGACATCACTGACGAGGACTACATCACTGTATACTCCCAGTCCGTCGCTGGCGGTCTTCCCACCAACCAAGTTCTTCCAACTGTATCCGAAATGAAAGTCACTACCTATTCACTGGATAGTGCCCTTTCCTTCGACCGTCGCTACGCTGCAAAGCATCGCATGGATGTAGTTGCCAAGACCTTCACCCGCATGGCTCAAGAGATCCTGCTCAAGCAAGAGCGCACTTCCGCTACTCTTGTAATGAGCGCTCTCGCCGCCGCTTCTACCAATGGTAAAGCTCACGTTCAACGCTCTAATCAGAGCGGTCGCTTCCTCCTTGCTGACCTGAACGAACTCCTTACCCTTGCCAAGCGTATCAACACCTCTTGGGCAAAAGGCACCCCTGCTGCTGGCGCTCGCGCTGGTATCACTGACCTTCTTGTTTCCCCAGAGATCGTTGAGCAGATTCGTGCAATGGCTTACAACCCAGTTAACACCGTTGCTGGTATCACTGGCACTGGTGGAACCCCAACTGGTTCAACTGTTGGTATCGCCGCCACTGACGAAATGCGTTCTGCTATCTACGGTAGCGCTGGCATCCCCAGCTTCTACGGTGTAAGCATCCTTGAGTTCAATGAAATGGGCGAAGGTCAGAAGTTCAACACCATCTTCGATACTGCTGCTGGTGCAACCGCTTACACTACTGCCGCTGGTGGTAGCAGCGGAGAATTCGCTGGCGCTACTGAGGAAATCCTTGTTGGTATCGACCGCAGTCGCGACTCACTCCTCCGTGTTGTCGCTACTGACCCAGATTCCAACGCCGAGTTCACCCTCGTCGCTGATGATCAATACAGCATCCGTCAGAACAAGATCGGTTACTTCGGCTCCCTTGAGGAAGGCTT